CAAGATACATAAATTTAGCATTGTTAGTAATCCTGATAGCACATTGAGCCATCGATTGTAGTATTGGTATTCCAGAATGGAGGATCAATTCGCAGTGTCCAAGGGTGAAGTAGTAGTCATTTCGTGCAACGATGTTGTCAAATAACTTCAACCCAATGAACATTTTGAAAAATGATCTTTTAAAATGTCTAACGAACTTCATTTCGTTATTGAAAATCATTGGTTTACATTGGCACCATTCAACGTCATGATAGTCAAAAGCAACATTTTCAACTTTACACTTAAAACCAAAATTTCGCATATATGGTTCTACAGTGTCGAAAAGTGCTAGATTTTTACGATCACAAATTAAAGTGGTGTCATCTCCGTCGACCATTAGAAAATATTTAAACCGTTTATTTACGAATGAAGAGATAAGAATTGTCATTACGATACAAGCAATCAAACTGGTAGTAACATCACCGGAGAAAAGAATATCTGATAAGATACCTTCTAAACATGGAATGCCGTCGATTGTTCGTAAGAATGAACGAAAACGTCTACTCTTATTCGCATTGAAGAGTTGGAAAAATAAGTCTTTAGTCATTAGAGGTGTAAAACGGATGAATTGAGATAAAAATTTTATTATTGATTGTAATATTGGCCATGAAACAGATTTCTCAAATCTAGACATATCAAAATTGATCACTACTGGGTGAACGAATTCACCCATATATTTATTTAATCGAAAACCGCGTTCATCAAGATTCCACCCTTTGGCAAACATATAATCACTAGGAAAAGTTTTATCATTTTTAAAACCACGTGTGTGGTAGATTTGTTTTTCTAGCAATTTAATGTACATAGCTGTCAGGGTAAAATAAGTATCTGAACAGGCATAGATTAACCTTGTGTCTTTCGGTTCTTCTACGAAATCGAAAGATCTTGTTGTTGGATTATAAACATATTCGCCATATGGATAGGGCTCGAATTTAGCGAAAATAGAAATGATCAAGTCTTTTAGTGTTAGACCTAAGGTTGTAAAACTGTTCCAACCATTTTTAATTCTCTCCCTCTTACCGCGATTGAGATATTTACTTAATAACTCATCAAAGGAGAGAATTTCCATTTTATTATGATTTGTTTGAACTTTCAAGCGTTCTCCAAAATATCTTAGAAAACGTTGAAAAATTTGGATTGCGCCAGGAACGAGTGTTATTGGATTTCCATTAAAAGTCACATAAGATGCGGCTCTGTTGTGAAAACCAATTAACAAGTTGTGGGAACAACCAGAGTAAGCGACGGTGATTGGAGTATCCTCAATGAGAAAACTACAGACCTCTGTGTAACAACGGTCATGTTGTTTTTCATCGACGATTTTGCATGGTGTATAACATAACCTATTACTTGGTTTAAGTGGTAATAGTGTTTTGCCCTTTATACACATACATCTCCGTCTCACCGCCTTGGCGATTCATGGAACAGAATCTTTCTTATTTATTCCATGATAAAGTTTGTAGCCAATTATGTAATTTTTGACATCTTTTGGTGCCCATTGATGTCTGGTTCTTTGGATTATCTGACGCAATCTATAATTGATAGTAGCATTAGGTCTAACCAAATCGACGTTGTGGTGTCTGATATCTAACTGGTCGAAAATTTCACGATCGAAATTGGCGACATAAGGTAAAAGATTCCTGACGATTAGGTTGGAGATTGCTCCAGTACGTTTATAAATTGTTAAAAATGAAAAGGTCAACAAGCTCCTAAAAGCTGTTTGTGATTTCAAGAAAAATAGAGCTGCCGATTCTAAACCATCAAGCAATTGATGCCTACCTGGAGTGATCGACTGTTGTAGTGTTTCCACTTCTCTACAATCAGGATAATTTTCAAAGATAAATTTACATAAGTTTTTGGTGTTGTCATTCAAATCATTTGTAT